TTTGGAACACCTGTAGCAGATCCGTCCGGCCAGAACTCCTTCATGAAAGAGGTGTCCCGGAAGTCCAAGAAAATCTGATCCCCCGAAACCGTGATCATCATGTACCGATGCGTCAGGATGCCCGACGGCGCGGCCAAGAACTTATTCCCGGAGGTCAGATTGCCCGCAACCTCAACCTTGAAAACGTCCAGATCGATCTCGCGAAGGATCTGATTCTCCGCCATCGTGATGAACGTGTTGATCACCGATGCAGTGAAGACGTTGCTCCCCACCTCGGTGTAGTTGCGAATGTTCGTGACGAGCTCGTCGTAGGTCATGATGTGCTCACTGTGACAGATCCAACGACGCCCTGAGCAATCAAGGCTTGTCCCTCGACATAGGGCCGCATGTCATTCGTCCCGCGCGCGCTGCCAAAACTCTGGAAGGCGGTAAAGCCGGGCGCTCCGACAAACACCGACACAGGCTCAATGCGATCGGGCCGAGGATCACGCAGCGCGATCGCGTCCCCGCGATATCTTAGCGGCTCAAGCTGCGGTTCCTTGGGCTCGTAATCATCCGGGCAGACCATGTAGCCCTGCCAGTTCTTGCGCAGGGTGTTGTACGGATACCGCTGCCCACAGTAATCACAAAGGGCTAGTGAGTACTTTCCGGTCGCGTATGCCACGTCATATCCCTAGATCCGGAACAAACTGCACACTGGCAGTGTCACGATCCTCAAGGGCAGCTCGCTGGAAGTCCTCATCGTAGATGGCCTTCAAGGCCTGCGTCCGCTCAGGCGCAAACTTCAGAGACAGGTAGTAGGCCAGCCCGGACGCCAGACACGGCAGGAAACGGAAGTTGATATCCGTCGTGTTGGTGTAGTCCCCCGCATCCTGAATGCGCCGGATCCGGTAGTACACGAACGTGTACGTCTGATCCGCTGCCGGATAGAAAAACACCTTCGGCGTGTTAGCGCGCTGCACATAGAACTGTGCAGGACGGGCCTGCGAGGTCTTGTCCGGGACGTTCAACCAGTCTTCCCGACTGATCCGCTCGATGTAGACGTCCGTATTGATGCCTTGGCTGTTCTGACGGATGATGGCTTCGAGCACGTTGACCGTATCCGAGGCCAATGTGATCTCATTGTTCCCCTGAGTCAGCGTATAGGTCGCTTGCTCAATCGTCCAAAGGTTCAACCCGCGATTGGCCCAGTCCAAGAAAAGCAAGTTGAGCGAGCGGCGCGCCGTGTTGAGCTGATAGCCGCTCTGCGGGCGCATCCCGCAACGCTCAAATGCCTCTTCAACAAGGTCATCAATCGAGAGGTCAAACGTGGTGGTGCCGGAAGTAGTCATTTGCTGTACAGGTTATTAAATGTTGCTTGCGCATCCATGTACGAGTCGTCCTGCTCCGCACAATGTGTCCACTGACTCGGCCTGAAGTCGGGGGCCCCTTCTCCTGTCTGCCAAAACGCAGGGCTTGTGACCCGAACGCGATTGTTTGGCAGCGCCACAATATTCCCTGTCCACTTGCCCGCATCGGTCAAGATTAGTACATGACTTTGCTTGTGCTGTGCAGGGCAATCAGCTACCTCGCTCTCCGAGTAGTCCACAGTAAACAGATACCTGCCAGTGTGAAACTCGCCGTCAATCTTGCACAGCCATGGACTGGGGCTGGTTCTCGCAAACTTCACCACAGTGTGGTGGTGTGAAGGACAGTCCCAAGGCTGTGCCAAGTGCGTAGGCATACGCTCTGGCCACTCCTCCAATGGTATGTCCCCCACCAGCGCTGTGATAGGCATACGCGCCCACATTGCTCCCCCATGCACGTTTTCGGAGTCATCTACCAAGCTTTCACACCCGGTAAATACGATCTGAAAACTCAAGCAACGATCCGGCATGGCATTTACCGCAATGACATTTGCGTGCAAATACTCGCCATGGTACTTCTGGTGCATGTGGGTAAACTCGCGTCTAACCCAGCACTTGAAGTACGGAATGTTGCTGATGAGGTAAGCCATTATTTTGCGCGCTTACCTCCCGCCATCATGCCTTTGGACATTTTCTTGACAGCGCCGCCCGCCATCATGCCTTTGGACATTTTCTTGACAGCGCCGCCCGCAGCGTAGCCTTTGGACATCATGCCGCCGCCCATCATGCCAATGGGCTTGCCCATGGCCATGCGCTTGTGCTGATTGACCGCACCACCCGCCGCCATCATGACCGGGCCGGTCTTCTGGCTGGTCTCAGACACCACCTTGTTTTTCGGACCACTGCCCACGGCCCCACCGCCACGCGTCGCGCAGCCCATTCCACGTCCAGCCATGATTATTTCCCCTTCTTCATAACGGAGCCACCCTTCTTCATGCCGTGCGAGGCCCCGGGCATCATGCTGCCGTCAGGCATCTTGTGCATGGCACGACCCTTCGCATCGGCCGTCTTGGTCTTCATGGCACGACCCATTTTGTCGGCCATGCCGCCCTTCTTCATCTTGCCCACACCATCGGCGGCAAAAGACGGCACCATCTTACCGCCTTTCTTCACCATTTTCATCTGCGCTTTCATCTCGTTACCCTGCCTTTCGCATTTCGTCCAGTTTGGCTTCCAGACGGTTAAACCGCTGGTCTACGTGGTTGACGATCCTGTCAAAGCGGTCGTCAACCTCTTTCCGAGTGACATGCTCACGGGCCATCTCTTCGCGAGTCTTGTTCAAGAGGGTCCCAAAACGGCCGAGCTCGTCAAATTTGCCTTTCAAGAAGACTCCCATCACCCCGACTAGGGCTGTGAGGATGATGTTCCAGATCATCATTTCCATTTAAGTGCCTCAACAGTTCCACGCCTTGAGCGACAGCGCCTTGCGGGTCGGTCGTCCCTTCGCATCTTTCATCGGACCGGACATCCCCGACATTCTGGCGCAAAACGACTTCCGGCGCTTGGAATCCTTCTCAGTCTTGGGGTTCGGAGCAGGAGGCTTTAGCCCCGGCTTGCCCGGATTGGCAGCGTTGTAGCTGGCGCGGCCTTTGGCGTTCAACCCACCCTTCGGGTTCTTCCCTTCCTTGCGAGTCCACGCAGGCGTCTTAGCCATGATTACCTCTTCTGCTCTTTAAGTTCTGCCGCAAGGGTTTCGGTTTTCTCTTTGCTGCCTGCACTCGATCCAAGGAAAAAGTTGATGATGGTCGCTACCACTGTACCCAACAGGAAGCCAAGAATAGTGTCGGCGAACCGCACATTGCTCTCTTGAATGGTTCCAAAGGTGATGAAGAAGATGTAGGTCACCGCAGTAATCGACCAAAAGGTCGCCAGATACATCACAAACCGCTTGGCAAACTTGTCGTCCTGACCCAGCGCAGCAACCTGCATTGCCCGAGCGTCAGCCGTGTTCTTGTTGGCTTGCTCGATCTTGAACTCTTCGTGCTTCTGAGCCGCTTCGCGCAGAGCTTTGACTTCCTCTGCGTTCATGTCAGGCTTGAGCTCCAGCCCGGTCTTCTCCTGCACGTAGTCCAGACCCTTGTCCACCACCGCTTGCGCGACCTTTGGCAGGTTGTTCTGGATCAGGGAAGAAACGATTCCCGCGATTAGAGGTGCCATCAGTTGCTCACTAGGTCAAAGTTAAGGTTCTTGTGCCGTGGATAGGTGACCGTTCTATCCCCCTCTGGACACTTGTACTTGATGGTTGCCAACAGTGTACCTTTACCCGGAGCCATTTCAGACTTAACTGAAAGCGTGTACGTAAACGTATCAACCTCCGGACCAGCGGGACCAGAGAACTTCGGGTTTGACGATGTAGCTTCATGCACCACACCCTTCCCATCCCTGATCGCTGGCACAAATGACTCAACCGAACAGTCATCCCGTTTCTTGATCCGGGCAACAGTCACAACAACCGGCTCACCAATCTTGGTGGGCTTAACTTCAAAGTGCTCTGGCACCCACTGAATGATTGCGTTGTCAATCAACCCAAACTTATCAAATAGCGTGTATCCACCACCAAGGGCAGCAATACTTGCTGCTACAGCGCCTATGGCTTTGTGGAAGTCCACAATTTACGCTTCCAGCAGCGTCGCCACTCGACGCGCCCAGCCCCGAGAAAATGACGGCCAGCCAGACATCGAGGTCATTGCCGTCAGGCGTTTTGCAAGCATCCTGCGGAGCGTTGCATCATGGTTTAACTCGTGGATCGCTGCAAGGGTCTTAGGACCAAGTACCCCGTCGGGTGTTGCACCCACCGCTTGTTGCAGCCAACGGATCGCGGTCGCCGGACCGCTGTTTACACCAGCATCAAAGACGGCATAACGAATGAGGGCAGGCAGCTCGTCGGCACGGACCGAGTCCCAGTACAAGGCTCGGTAAAACGGATCGACATCCGTGCGGGTCAGAGCCCGCATCTCATCGTGCGTCACTTTCCGACCGATATACTCTTCCCAAGCCCTTTGCGTGACCCCAAGGTTGGTGCATCCGGGACGCCCGTCAGGAAGCTGGTTTCCCGGGTCAGCCGGATCATTCGTGAACCCTCCCTCCAGTTCAAGGAGGTGGGTAAGGACCGTATTCCATTCCACACCGTTCTCCCATGCCTCGGTAAAACTCGTACTGACGCGTATGGCCAGAAGAAACTGGCCATACGCCTTGGACGACTTTTACGCGGGCGCTCCGCCCTCAAACAAAAGCGTCACACTGGTGATCTCAGCCGAGCTCAGATCAATGTAAATGCCACTCTCGAAGAGGATGCCCATGTCAGGGATGATCAGGTCCTGAGACCCAATCGCGGCTGGGGACGACAACGTCAACTTGGCCGTTCCACCACTCGTACTCCCATCCTTGAGAGTGATCGTGGCAGACGTGGCCGTGTGCGTGAAGTACACCCCCAGCAATCGGGATCGGCCAGAAACGGCCGCCGCAGCAGCCGTCTTCCGTACCGACTGGATGTTGCTGAAGCTCATGACGGCCTCCTATTAACGGGTGGCCGCTGCGAACAGGTAGTCAATACGAGTGCGGCGCGTACCCGTCGCGCTGCCAGACAACGACATGGCCCCAACCGTCAGCTCGGTCGCCGGGATGTTGGTCGTGTGGGTTGCTACCAGCCTGTGCTCGATATAAAACTCCACAGCCCCAGTGCCAATCACCCGGATGGCCAAGGTCACGTACGTGTCGTCCACCAAGTCCACACCCGAATCCGTCG